CCGATGTTCAAACGCTTGAAGGTTTAGTATAAACCTCTGACGGGGCGCAATGCCTGGCAATGTCACGTTTTTACGGCCGGATGGCCTTTGGACAGGGATGAATAGGATCTTTGCAATCCATTGAGATCTCGGGTTCCTACCGATGACCTCTCTTATTTTACTCGCGCTCTAAGGAGCTTAACGTGACTAGTCACGGCGATAGATCGTATTGTATGACGACAGCAAAGTCGTGTACATAGTGGATCATATCTACACTGATTTCCAAACGATCGGCTTGACCAGATCGGTTAGGTACTCATCACATACGCTCATGTTGACGAAGTGACTTGTCAAATGCAGTGTTAGGTTGTGTAATGCAACCTTGATGATCTCCTCACCCTTCATCTCTGAGAATTCGAATTCTTCAGTGGTCAAGGTCTCAGACAATGCAGAGCATGTCTGATAATACATGAGGGACACCTTCGAAAGGTTCGGCATGTTATGCTTCTCCTTCGTGTCATAAATCCCATGATTTCGACGTAAAATCGTTTTTATGTGACTTATTCCACTGGATACAGGTAACCACTGACCATCCAGGCCAGGGATCGAGAATCGATTCTGGTATCCACCATATGCGCTTAATGGCCATTCTGTGGCTAGTTTTCCTGTCTGCATCGAAATTTCGTCGAGTGTCAAAATTGCACCTCGGCCGAATAGAACGTGCAGCAGTCCTTCTAGCTCACAGTTGTCTTCAGCTGCAAATGGATTTGTGATTTGCTCAAAAGTATATTGAGCAGAGAGTTGACTCAAGCTTGAGACAATCTTTGCATCAAAGACTCTTGGATCATAACGAGCCAAGGAGCGAATCATTCCTTTCGTTGCTTGGTTGGCTCTTGACCACCCAAGCTCCAAGTCTGTTCCGAAACCAAGTCCACCAAGACATCTTGGAAGGTGTACTTGTATACCTTTAGAATACGCTGATTCAATTTCTTGAAACAGAGTGATCTTCTGGTATTCGGCGACGACCTGACGAACGGGGTTTGCTTTCGAGAACCATTCCATGGCACTCTCAGCAGCAATGCCGCGATTCCAGAAATCCGGTATATCCCGAGATTCAGGTAACGGGTTTCCTCCGTCTAAGCACAGTCCTCCAAGGCGGACTATGTCGACGTAGGACACTGAGTCACGTACAGTCTGACCATACTGGTTGAACTTAAACAATGACTCACAAAAGACTGCATAGTTTGCACTGATTGTGCAAGCGTTGTCTCCGATCTTACCACCAAGTAAGGGGTAGATCTGGACGATCAACTCTAGCAGTCTCGGCTCGTCAAGAGTGAGATTGTCGTCTCCGCAGTAAAGACTGCCGCGAGGACTGAAGTCCCAATTAATTAAACCATTCGGAGGGACCTTGCCATCGAGTGCAAAGGTAGACTCCACGAAGTAGTTGAATTCAATTGGTGACGAGCAGGGGATAACTGAATATCCACGGTCTCTTAAAACTCTTGCAAGACTTGCGACAAACTTGGTATACATGTTATCCATCCACCAAGTCATCGGATCACCCATCGCGGGTGCTCCACTGTCGTCTTCGCATTGGATTGTCTCGAGTCCATCACGGTACACAGTTGTACGTGGCGCACTATTAAGACACCAAAGTAAGCCGAAGCGATGTTTTGCCTCATCGGGCAAAGCGTCGAAGGAGCCGCTAAGGAATGAATCGGAGAGGTCTCCCGTGATAAGATCTGAACACCTCGATAAATCGAGTGACAGTATTCTTAGGGATTCCAATATTTCGTGATGATCCGCTCGAAGCGGTTCGTCAATCGAAACATCCAACTTGTGGCAGAGCCAGGTCTGTAATCTCCGAATTACAGAGCTAGCCCCATGACCTTCACGCTTGTGGAGAGTTGGAACCTCCGGATCAGCTGACATCAGGTCATACAAAAGCTCGCGACATGGTTGACCCATGACTGTTCGCGCCCATTCAGATATATTGATTGGACGAGCTTTGTCACCACGCTGTAGAATACAATGGATTTCTACAGTACGTGGGACTCGGTGTTTATAGAGAGAACACAGATTCTCTCTATAAGCGGCTTTTGTTCCATAGTACCCGAGAAATGGACAGGAACCATACAAACCTGGTACAGGTTGTAGGTCCCTGAACACACCCTTTGATGCTAGCTCGTTAAGAGCTAGATCTCGGATAAGGAAGTTGTCGTTGATCACGCCTCGCTGAGCCTCTTCCCTTGTGAGATAGAGCCAGCGATTCGGATATTCAACGAAACCAGGAAAACCAGAAGCTGCTCTGCATTGCGAGAGTAGCGATCGATCGATCTTTGGTTCACCCCAAAGAGAATAGTACGTCTTGTCCGCCATCAGGACAAGAGTATGATCTCTTCTGAACTTCGTCACAGCGAGTTCGCCATCTTTATTTTTACCGCCTCGTCGGCGTGATGAAGATAAAGACGCTCCAGTACCGAGGCGCAGCTGGAATGTGCTGAGAAGGGAACTTCCTTTCCTCACAATCAGCCATCGTCCATACTGGAGTGCAAAGTCATATGCGACCCTTGCAACCGCACTATGACTTAAACAACGAGTGTAGTCAACTCGATGTTGGTTTAGTACCTCTAGTTTCTTCTCTACCACAGGAAGTGGAAGAGATTTACCAATAAGGTACAACTGGAAAAACGCCGCGGATCGTGTGTCGTCAGTACCAAGGTACTGAACCGGAGACAAGTGTTTCCGGAGGTGGCCACGAGCCCATGGGAAGGTGAGTCCGGCTATCTCGGCGCGACCGAGCATAGATCCAGGAATCACAATTGAACATCTGTTCAAAGCCTGCAATGATTCGCGCAAAGCGAAATCCTTGAGGACCTTCACATGTTTGACGAGCGATCTGTATCCTTCACGGATGTAGAGCCTGTAGCACCAAGTGTACAGCTCACAGACGCCGTCGACGGTTTCTTTGTCCATTCCCGAGTCAAGGCCGGGTAGTCCCATGAGGAGGACAGGACAAATCAAACACAGAGTCAGAGCAATGATACGCCACACCTCGTTGGCTTTATCAATAAACGTTCTGCGTTTGGATACTGGATCTCCCTCGCAAGGAGCGGCAGATCCAGGGCACAAACCCAAAGAAGAGGCAATGGTGATCCGATCACCAGCCACAGCAAGCAGCCGCAATGGAATCCTCCAAGAGGACCAATACGGTTTTGTCATTGACAACATTTCAGCTCGACTGTAGGGAGTTTACTTCTTCACTTTCGG